TATACTGTAAAGTAGCCGCCAATGTATCTGTCCAACTCGTTGACGTTGGAATGTCGCTATATAGTTTCTGATTGTATTGAGGTGCAGAAGAAGAAAGTATTGTGTTCTTTGTATAGATCATTAGTTGTACGTTCTCATTCCTTTAGCTCTATCGTAAGCTAAAAAATCACTAGCTAATATTTCTGGATAAAGAAGTTGTTTACCTACTTCAGCTTCAGCATCAAAATATATTGCTGGCACTAACTCACCATCATCATTAAGAAAATGTGGTCTAAATATTGTCTGAGCAAGATCAGGTTCACCAGTTACTGTCATTGATGTATAAGGATCAGGAACAAGCCATACTTTATATCCTTTATCACTTTCAGCAGTCATTGGTTTTGCAACAGAGAATAATGTAGACATAAGACCTTTGCTTGTAGTCATAGAACCTCTATTAGATCCAAATAAACTAAACACTCCATTTGATTCAGAATGAATAAGAGTATCAGCCCACTCTGCAAACGCATCAGCTTTATCTCCAAAAAGTCGTAATGGTGAATATGGTGTAAGAATATCTTTGGGATTGTCAGTTGCTATCACTCCATTCACATCAAGAACAATATCATTACCACTTGCAAAAGATGTTTTCTTTACATTCTCGACAAAATCTCTAAATGATTCCTTTTGATTTGTTGCAAATGATAATACACCCCATTCATCAACAGATTCTTTTAACATATTGTATAGTGGGTTATTTGTACCACCAGCAACATCAGCTAATATTCTTCTTCCATGCTCAATAGGATTCTGATTAGGTTGGAGATCAAATTTCATTCTAAGATAATTCATAACATCATCTCTTTTGCTTGGATCATTTCTCATTTCAACTGCTTTAGCAAATAATGACACAGTTCTATCTGAACCAAATGCTTGTGTTGATCGCATAAATGATGCAAAAAAGTTTGCTTCTTCATCTAATCCATGACCTCTTTTAAATAAATTTAATCGAGTTGTATTCATCATTAAACTGCCAGAATCGGCAATGGTCTTCTTTCTGCCATTTGGTAATGTTATTTCTTGTGTATTTTCAGGTAACATATTTTTCGCACTTACTGGTCTTAAAACATTTGCTTTAATAAAGTTAAGAACATATTGACCCTCTTGTGCAGAAACTGCTCCATTCTCCATACCTTTCATAAACTGCACTAAAGATTCAGGAAGAATATTATTATTTACAAAATAATTATTTAAGTCCTGATAAAACTTATAATTTTTTCCGTTTGGTGTCATAAACTCAGGATCAGAAAAAGCAAATCTCATATCACCTTTTTGTCTTAATTCTTGACCATAAGTTGAATCCGCAAAAAATGCTCCTTCGTGATATTCTCTTTCAGCTTTACTTGATGTTGTAAAAGAAGAACGTATTTTTATATTATACTCAGCTTGAAGTTTTTGTTGTGCCGCAGATACTGTTGTACCAGAAACATAATTAGCTTGCTCTTTAACTTCATTAACAATTTGACCACGAATTTTACTACTTAACTTTACTTGCTTATCACCACCCCACGCTTCCATTGGCTCAGTTGGATCACCTTTAAAATTACCAAATGATTCTAATAGTTTTTGTTCTGGTTGCGAAAGACTTATACCTTTATCTATGAATGGTTGAAAGTTTCTTGAACCATCTTGTTTTACTGGCATATCTACATATTCAGCAACAGCTAACAACTTTGCTTTATCTCTACCAAATGTAGATACAATCATAGTACCAACTTGATCTTTATACGCTTCTCTTAAAGATGCTTCTATTGTATTTGCTTCATCAGATGCAAGAACAGACTTGGTTGCAACAAGACCTGGAATATTTTGTGGTTGCTCAAAATTAGAAATCTTTTGCAGTTCTTCTAAATATAAAGATGTAGTTGATTCTAAATCTTGACCAGCAATAGATGATACAAAACTTGTATAAGCATTGTTATCACCCATAACATCATAGCTTGTTATAACTTGGTCTTTTTCTTGAAGAATATTTGTTAGCGTAGCATTTCGAGCATCTTGTTCTTCAGCAACTTTTCTACTTTGTTCTGCTCTAAAAACTCTATTGTTATCTTCTTGTAAACCTACTAAACGTCTTTTAAGTTCTAATCCTTGTCCAGTTTTTGTAATTTGTTTATAAAGTAACTTTGCTTCATCTTTATAATTTTCAAACTGCTCTGGAAACTCAAACCTACCAGCACCAACTTGATCTATAAACAATGCACCATTCAAACCATCTTTATCTGTGCGTGTTACCTTTTCAAAAATATTTTGCATACGAGAAAGTGCATAATTTGATTTAAGAGAATTAATAACTTGTTTTGGTGTTTGCTTAAATGATCCTAAATTTCTTGATGTAACTATTTGTTCACTTAGAGATCCAACATACTCTTCAATCTTTGACATAAAATCTTTTGAATTTACACCACCACCGATTCCAATAGATTCAACATCTTGATTAAATTCATTCAAAGCATTTGCTAAATCTGCACCAGCTAAACGTCTTTGATTCTTTATAGCTTGCTCAAGAATAACAGCTTGTGTTCTACCTATCCATTCAGTAGCACCACTTTCAATAAGATTAGAATACTTACCACTATAAGGTTTCTTCATCTCAGAAACAAAACGTGACATTTCTTCTTTATACTTTGTTGGACTAAATGGATACTTTGCCGCTAATCGTTGCGAGGTTTCTTTGTATTCATTAGTTGCTAAACGAGCAAATCTCTCATCAATACCTTTCTTAATAAGATCTTGAGCATACGTTCCATATCCTTGAGATGGTAAGGCTTCTTGCAAATCAATTACTTTTGGTCTGCCAGTATTTGGATCTATACCATAAATTGCATTATCAGGAGCTTCATCAATAAACTTTTGTGCAGACTTTGCAGCTTGATCTGCCGCTTCTCTAAACATTCTGTTTGTAACTTGGTCAGCTAATTGTGAAACTCGACCAAGATCATTTGCCACAGACATATCTGCTCGATTGATTCCTATCTGTGTGTTTTGAAATTGTCTTCTTTGTTTAACTACACTTACCATAAATTAACCTTTTAAGTTGGATTTCTATATTTATAAACATCCATGCCAGTACTAAGCAATGTTGTAGCACCATTAAGGTAGCCCATTCTTTCAGCAGATCTACCAGCTCTTCTTGCACTTGCCGCTTGCAAACGTAACTGTTCTCCTCGATATAAACCTTGTGTATCAATACGTCTTGCATCATCTGATGCTATAAGTTTTTCATTTTCTCTAAATGCTCGCAATGATCTGTCATCATCTCTATTCATAAATGCAAACAATGATTCATTTATATCTTCAGCATTATCAAATTCTGCTATGCGATCATTATGTTTCTGCATAGTATTAATGATTGTTTGTTGTCGTTCTTGTTCTATCTGTCGAGCTTCAGCTTCTTTCTGAGCTTTAGCTTCCTTGCCTTGAGCTATTGCCGCACTTGCACTTAATACTGAACTTGCTATTGCTAACGCTTCAAAAAACATTAAAAAGTTACCTCCGCTATTAATGAATTTACTTGTAAGGCAAGAGGTGCAGATTGACTAATTGTTACTTGTGGATCTTTGCTATATCCCAACAACCTGAACTCTCTCTTACCTGTAACTGGTGTTCTGTCCTGACTTAAATCATCTGTGACTTGACGTATAATTAAATTTTTAGAATTTACCGAACATGATAATGTTGCATTTAAATCAACAATAACTTTATTCAAACTTCTTGGTTCTCCAGTTAATGCACCACTTTGTCCAACTGTGTCTATTGGGTTGGTTGTGAGTGTAACATCAAACTTAAATCCTATCTCTGCTTTTTGGAGAGAGTTATCCACAGCTGATACATCAATGTTACCACTCCCCACAGTAAACTGACCAAGATAGTGAGTACCACTAACCACATCAAGGACTGCACCATTGGCAAAGTCGGAGCTGACGCTGAATACTCCGCTACTGCCAAAATATGTTTTAGCCATATCAGTATTAAAATTACTATCAAACTCGCAGAGAATATATTTATTTGTACCATCCCCTTTATCATACTTAACTACAGCATACACTCTTGTATCTACTGTGCAAATGGAATGGAATGATCCCTGACTTGTAAACTGAGTCCAACCATATCGCTGTTCACCTCTATTTGAATTAAAGACACCAAGCGTTCCATCTCCATCAACAAGAAAATAATAACTCTCTGCTCGATCTATACCACCAGCTAACGTGCTGGCTTGTATTGGTGTATTAATAAGATGAGAAGCTAATGATGAAATAGGTTGACCAGTATATGCTTGCTGACCATCATCAAACAACATTTCTCTAACTATCTTACCTGAACTCTGCACATAAACAGTAGCACCATCAAACACAAAAGGTTTTACAAAAGATGCACCAAATGGTGTTTGTCTTTTTATTGTAGCATTTGTAGGGGTGGTAGGCTTCTCAACAAAAGCTGGAATAATAAATTCATCAGTAGATGTAAATGCTTGCAGATCTCTATTTGATACAAGATGACGAATAGTATTCACTTCACCTATAGCAACAGTTATGTCTATTGAATCATTGTCTGCCGCTTTACCAATATCAAAATTAAAAAACTCATTTGACTTACTAGCCCACAATCCATCAGGTTGAGAAATGGTTCCACCATACCATAATCTATTTTGATGAAAGGTAACAGCACCTGGAAATCCTCTTAGTGCTGAGTAAGATTGTTCTGACCAGTTTGTAGCTGGAGCATGAGTTTCTAAAAATGGTGTGCCACCACCAGCCGCTGAATCATTTGCATTACCGCCAGCATTGAATGTAAATGTATTATCATCAATTACTTCAGCAACAGTTCTTGAACCATTCAAATTACTTGCCGCAATCCCACCAACACTATTTGCACTCGATATTACAAAAGCATCACTTGCAGAAAATCCATGATTAGCCAAAGTAACAGTTACAGTTGCTACACCATTATCAGTTCTCATTGAATCAATAGTTAATCTTTTCTTGAGTGCCGCTAACGCATTACCAGTTGCTTGTGTTGTTGATTGTACTGATGTGATTTCTATTTCTTGATCGTGATACTTAATAGTAATACCAACGTGTTTTGAATCAGGAAAGTTTCCACCAGATGCTGAACCAGTAGTGTCCCAATAAGCAGAACTTGTAGTAAGAGTAATGCCAGTTCCTGAAGATGCAGAAGGATCAAGAGTAACACCAAGATCTTGAAACTGAAAGTATGGTTGATAAATCTTTGCACCAGCAGATTGTGTATCAAAAGTTTTTGTTTCTACTTGGAATGATGTAAGACCAGTTCTTACTAATTTTCTTACCATGAATGTTTGGTGAGCAATAAACATAACATCACCAGATTGTGCATATGTAACTTCATGTATATTTTGATTTGTAAAAGGAAGAGCCGCACTACTTGCATCTTGGGTAATTGTTGTTGCTAGTGTGACATTATTAGAAGTATCAATACTAAATACTCTTATCTTTAGATGCTCCAAAGAAACAATATATCTTTCATCATCAGAGAATATAAATGGAACTAATCTATGTTGCTGAATACTATCAGTTGCAAAATTAGTTACTGCTAATCTAGTAGAATCTGTTGTAGTAACTTGAGTATTTCTTCCCTCAAAAACATCATCTCGTACTACAGTTACAATTGCCGCTGATGGATTGGCTACAGTAAATCCTGATATAGCATTTATTGCAGTAAATAAATTATCAGCTACTGTATTGTTACCTTCATTCGATCTTACAAAATGTTTATTGCCAACAGATGCACTAGGACTATCTCCACCAGCAGTTTCAAACTCAACTGTTATGATAGTGCCATCACTTTTCTTAAATGTTATTTGTGTACCAACAGCAATATTGGCGTAATCAGATACTGTAATAGTAAAACTTGCGTTCTCAACTGTAGTATCAAACTCATATATCTTAGAAAGACCAGCTCTTTTTATTACACCACCCTCTGCTCTTAAAAAAAAGTTCTCAATCTTTTGAGCTGAGTTATTATAAACCTTAGTATCTGTTCTTGATATGAGACTAGGACTTATTTCTCCAAACTGAAAGTTAGTTAGAGGAACCTTTGCTTTTCGCATTAACTCCTCCTTTCAGCAATAAATCTTGTCGAAACTAGCTTTCGTGTTGTTTGTTGTTGTGAATCTACGCTTCTTGCTTTCATCATTGCTCTTTCAGCCAAAGCAGACATTTGTGTTAACATTGTAGCATCTCTTGCAATAGATGATGCAAAGGCAACAGATAAGGCATATTGAAGAGCAACAGTAAAATAAGCTGGGAAGTTTTCTTCTGTTTGTCGAAATGTATAATCAGCTATAACTGTATCAGCAGTATTAGTATCAGCATAAACCATGTCACCATATATCTGATACTCAACTAAGTTATCATTAACAGTAATAGCATGAACAATAAGATTATTATTTGGTAACTGATACGCAAGATCATATCTACCAGTTGGTGCATCAGTTAATCTATTTAAAACTTTTTGATCTGTAGCAAATCGCCATCTACAGTTTTGAAGTGCAGAACGGCAGATGTCCTCATAAAGATTTGAAGCCACCAAAGATTCTGTTGAACCATCTGTAAAAGATGTTATCGGATCAGCTCCGATCAGAATCAATGCTCGACTACAAATATCAATCGAACTATCTGCCGCTGTGCTAGACATATTTAGTCGCCATCTGTTTCTACAATAACTGTACCATCAGATACATCTACTACAGAACCTGTGT